GATGTTGCTGTCATCGAGTTCGGCCACCGGGGTGCCGGCCGGCAGGTCGAGCCGCGCGATGCGGAACACGCCGGTACGGTCGAAGCCCCACCACGCGCCGACGCTGGCGGCCACCGCGTCGAGCGCGGCGCGGCAGGTGGTTTCGTCGCTCACCCACAGGCTCAGTTCGGCCGGGTTGGCGGCGTCGAGCGCGGCGATGTCGGCGGCCGACACGTCGCCGCTGGCGATGCCGCCGGGCCCGGTGACGATCGCCTGCGCGATCTGTGCGGCCGTGCGGTTGGCCGCCGCCGCGCCGGCCGTGGCATCGGCCGTGATCTCGCCGGCCGGGCTGCTGCCCAGGCGAAAGCACCCGCCCGCCGGCCAGGCGCGGAAGGTGGCCGCCGCCGGCGCGGTGGTCTCCATGTCGCTCTGGCTCGTGTAGTCGGCGCCCTTGGTGAGCGCGGCGCCGCGGTCGTACACCGCATCCACGCTGGCCAGCGCGGCATCGCTCACCTGGTAGATCAGGCGCGAGGTATTCACCAGCGGCGGCGCCACGTTGAAGCCGTAGCCGTACAGGCGCGGCTTGACGCGGCCCTTGATGTCGGTGGCCACGCCGTCGAGGCCGTCCGGCAGCTCGTTGGTGCCGCCGTAGCGCGTGGCGCACACCGGCACGTCGAGCGCGGCCTGCCGGTCGCGCAGGCGGATCGGCATCTCCTCCCAGCGCGGCAGCGGCTGCTCCATCGTGCCCTTGATCACCGTGGTCCAGGTCGGCGCCTGCCACGGCCGCATGTGCCCGGCGAGGATCTCGATCTCGCGCCCGTCGAAGCCGTAATCCAGCAGCGCGTCGAGCGCGCCGTCGGCATTGATCAGCACCAGCTCGCCGTAGCCCACCTGCGACTCGCCGCCGGTGGCGCCGCGCGCGAAGCAGTCGCGCCGCATGGCGGCCGGCTGGCGGATGCGCGGGTCATACGCCACATGCGCCGCCACGCCCGGCGGCCGGTACGCCGCATCGGTGCCGGTCACGAAGGGCGCATCGGCAAAGCGCAGCGTCACCTCGGCGCCGGCCACCGGGTCCCACGCCTTGATGTGCGCGAGGTAGATGGTGCTCATGCCGCATTCCGCAGCCGCAGTTCGGCCGCCTGTTCGGCGCTGGTGCGCTCGAGGCGCGCAAGCCGGGTTTCGAGGCGCGCCAGCGCGTCGGTGTTGGCGCGGGTGCCGCGGTCGATGGCGGCCACGATCGGCGCCGGGTCGAGCGCGCTGCGCGTGTCGCCGGCATTGAGCACGCGCACCGGGGCGGCGCTGTAGATCAGCTCCGGCCCGGCTTCGCCCGCCATGAACAGGCCGCTCGCGGTGCCGCCGCTGGCGTAGCCGCGCACGCCGCTGCGCGTGCCGACGCCGATCACGCGCTGGAGCAGCGCTTCGACGGCGGCGAGGTCGGCACTGTAGCCGGCGCTGCTCGCAAACCAGCCGCGGCTGGCTTCGAGGAATTGCTGCGCCACGCTCTGCAGGCTCTGCATGGCGGCCAGGTCGCCGAGCGCGGCGCGCTTGCCGGTGGCATCGAACGCGGCCTTGGCCGCGGCGTACTGCGCCTCCGGGCTGAGGTCGGAGTACGGCCCGCTCTTGAGGCCGGCGAGGAAGTCCTTTAGCGACTTGGTGACGTCGCGGAAGGCGTCGCGCGTTTGCTGCGCGGCCTGGCGCGCGGCTTCGGCGGCGGCGTTCTGGGCGTCGATCTGTTCTTGCGCGGCCTGCTGCGCGGCGTCGCTGATTTCGGCGAAAGCCGGCGCGATCTGCAGCAGGCTGGCCCACAACTGCCGGCCCGATGCGGTGCTGAGGTCGAGCCCTTCGACCAGCGCGCGGAACGCGGCCTTCGAGGTCGGCACCGCGACGTTGAGCGCCTTGAACTGCTCGGCGAGCTGGCTCTGCGCGATGCCCAGGCGCTCGGTGTCGGTGTAGAACGTGGTGTAGAACGCCTGCATGGCGTTCGAAGCGTTCTCGATGCCGCCCATCGCGGCGACGATGTCCACGCCGACCTCGACGATGCTCACGCCGAGGTTGTCGAACAGCGGCTTGAGGCTGCTGATCTTGGCGAGCTGGGCGATGCGCGCGTTGAGGTCGTCGAAGCTCAGCGCGGCGAGGTCGACGTTCTTCACCAGGTCGTCGAGCAGGCCGGTATCGAGCAGGCCGAGCAGCGCGGTGGTCTGCTCCTGCGTGAGCTTGGTGAGGTAGTCGGTCGCCCCGCTCAGGCTCTTGTCGAGCACGGCATTGACTTCGCGGCCGAGATCCAGCTCGCGCAGGCCGGCGAGCAGCCCCTGCTGCGCGGCGAGGCCGAACTGCTCCATGCCCTTGCTCGCGTCGCTCGAGAACTTGCGCAGGAAGTCGCTGATCTCGCGGCCGGCGGCATCGAGGATGCTGAAGCGGCCGCGGCTCTTGGAATCGCCGTCGGCGCTGAAGCCCACGCCAACGGTGTAGCCGCCGCCGAGGCCGTACTTGCGGGTAATCGAGTTGAACTGCGTGGCGAGGTTGGCGGCGAGCGGATCGAGCGCCTTGGCGACGTCGGCGTTGTAGCGCTTGGTGAAGTCGCTCTCGTGGAATTGCTGGTTCTGCCGCGGGTCGGCATAGAACGCATCGATGCCGGCCTGCGTGCGCGGGCTGGCGGTGTAGCCCTCGCCGCCGAACACCACGGCGCCGGCATGCGGCGTGCCGCCCTTGGCAAGCGCGGAGATGGCGACCGCGATGATGGCGAGGTAGGGCGCGATGGCGCCCAGCGCGTAGCCGAAGCCGGCCGCCGTGCCGGTGCCGGCCGCGCCGATGCTGGCGGTGGTGGCCGAGAGCGAGCCGAACGACGACAGCCCGCCCGCCAGCCCGGCGCCGAACGAGCCGATCGACGTGCCGGCAAACAGCGAGGCGCCGGCCGAGACCAGCCCGGCGGTCCCGCCGAAGGCGCTGCTGATGCCGTTGGTGGCCAGTGACGTGCCGAGGTTGCCGTAGCTGCCGCCGCCGCTGTTGCCGTTGATGAGCCCCGCCGCGTTGGCGTTGCCGCCGGTAAGCGCACCCACCGCCGCGCCGGTGACGCCGGTCACCACGCCCTGCACCGCCAGGCGCAGCACTGTGGTTTTGAACAGGTTGCGCACCGAGTCGAGGAAGTTGCGCGCGAACGACTTGCCGCCCTCGAACCCACGCATGATCGAATCGGTGAGGGCGTTGCCGATGGAATCGAGGATGCGGCTGTATTCGTCGGCCGCCTTGCGCGCCGATTCGAACTCGGCGCTGCGCGCCCCGCCCTCGCGCGTGAGTTGTGCCTTTTCGCGCAGGGCGGCGGCCTGCTCGCGGTAGAGCTGCACCAGCTCGCCGCCGATGCCGACCGATTCGATGTCGGCGGCCTGCTGCTCCTTCTGCACCGCCAGCGCCTCGATGCGGGTCGCCTGCAGTTCGGCGAGCGCGCGGCCTTCGAGGCCGATCTCTTCATTGCGTTCGCGCAGTGCCTCGTTGGCTTCGCGCAGGGCGTCGCGCTCGCCGACGATGCCGGTGTAGGTCTGGTTGTACGCTTCGCGCTGCTGCGCGGCGGCCTTCTCGGCGTCGGCATACGCCTTGTTGCGTTCTTTCACCATGTCGATCTCGTTGTGCAGATCGCGCGAGGTGTAGTGCTCCCATTCGGCTTTCAGATCCTTGGCGGCCTTGGCCGCCTTCTTGCCTTTCTCCTCGATGTTGGCAAGGCCCTGGTTGAGCGCGGCCAGCGCGGCATTGAAGTCGGGCGTGCCCTGCGCCACGCCCTTGACGGCCTCGGCGTATTCCTGAAGCAGCTTGCGGCGCTCGGCGAGCTTGCGCTGCGCGTCGGACTGCACGGCGGCGCTGCCAAGGAAGTCGCCGAGCGCGTTGTTCACCACCGGGGCCTGCGGCTTGCCGTCGCCGGCGCCGGCTTTTTCGAGGCGGCGGATCTTCTCGATCAGCGCGACCTGCTCGCCGTAGAGCCGGTTGACTTCGGCGATGTCGCCCTGGCGCTCGGCATAATTCATGTCGCCGGCCAGCTTTTCCGAGCGCGCCTTCAGGGCATCGAGGTTGTCGGTGAGCGGCTCGGCGAGGAACTGGCGCAGCCCGACCTGCTGCAGCCGGTTGAATGCCTGCACGAGGTTGAGGATGCCTTCCTGCGCCAGGCTCGTGACCGATAGCTTGAGCGCGTTGAACTGCTTTTGCAGGCGCTCGGCTTCGGCGGCCTGCTCGGCGGTGATGCGCGCGGCGATGCCGAGGTTGTCGCCGTAGTCCTTGATGAGCGGCGCGATCTCCTTCCACTGCTTGCCGTAGATGGCCAGCCCGATGGAGGTCTTGCCGGCACCGTCGGCGAAGCTGTTCATGGCCTTGGCGACGGCTTCGAACTGCTTGTCGGGCGCCTGCGCGCGCAGCTCGGCAACGTTGAGGCCGAGCTTGCGGAACGCCTCGCCGGCGCCCTTCGACTCTTCGTCCACGCCGGCCATGGCCTTGCTCAAACGCAGGATGGCGGTCTCGACGACGCCGGCATCCTGCCCGCCGATCTTCGCCACCTGGGTGAAGCGGCTGAGGCTCTCGACGCTGGCGCCGGTGGCTTCGGCCATGTCGTCGAGCGCGGCGGCGCCGTCGATGGCCTGCTTGGCGAAGCTCGCCACCGCGCCGGCGGACAGGCCGATGGCGATACCGCCGAGCGCGGTCTTGACCGTGTCGGCGGCGCGCGCCATGCGCTTTGCATGATCATCGACTACGCGCGCGGCGTTGCCCATGTCGGTGCGCAGGCGGGCCACATCGGCGCCCAGCTCGACCAGCAGCTCACCGACCTTGATCGACATGGTTGTGCTTTCCCAGGGTTTTGAGGAATTCGCGGTCGAGCCGGCGGATGACGCCGGCTTCCCACGGGGTCAATTGCAATTGCATCAGGGCGGTCCAGTCGCGCAGGTCGCGCCAGGTGAGCGGCGCCGGGCCGAAGCCGGTGCCGCCGCGGCCTTCGCTCAGTTCGCAGAACGCCTGCCAGAGCCAGTCGAGGCCGGGCGGCAGGGGGTCGGTGTTCAACTCGTCGGGCACGACGCCGGTCATGCGGGCGGCGGCCTGCAGGTGCTCGCGCACCGTGCTGCCGTCGCCGGCCCCGGCGTCGCGGTTCAGCTCGAACTGGCTGCGCGCCCAGTCGATGAGGTGCTCGACGAGTCCTGAATAAAAAGGTCGCGGTCGTCGAAGGCCGCCGCCATTTGCGCGCGAATCCAGCCGACGCGGGCATAGAGGTCCGCCGCCGCCTCGGTGCTGAACGGCAGCGGTGTGCCGTCTTCGCCGGTGAGGCCGGACCAGCCGAGCGTGCAGCCGGCGAGCAGTTCGATGCGGTCGGCCTCTTCGGTCTCCGGGTCATCGAGCTTGAGCTTGCCGGTGCGTTCGAGCTTGCGCCGGATGCGCCGCGCGCGATCGGCGAGGATGGCCTTGCGCTTGGGGTGCTCCGGCCCGGCAATGGTGATGGCAGCCCCCAGCGGGTTGCGCGTGACCGGGTGCAGCAGCTCGACGTCGGCGTCGTGCTTGTCGGTGATGTCCTTAAACGGGTTCATGAATGTCCTTGGGTGGGGCGGCGCGGCAGGCCGCGCCGCCGGTGGGTGGATCAGGCGAGCGTGTCCTGCACCATGAGGGTGGTCTGCTCGCTCGAGGTGCCGCTGCCGCCGCTGCCGTTGAACAGCGCCTGAAACGGAAAGGTGCCCTGCAGGCCGCGCTCGCCGTCGTTTTTCTGCGCACCGCCGAACTTGATGCGCGGCAGCGTTACGGCGAAGAAGTTGGCCGCGGCCACGTTGCTCTCGGTCATCACGGCGAGCAGCGCAACTTCGGTCTCGTTTAGGAACGCATCGCGCAGCGTGGCGTCTTCGAACAGCGCGGTGAGCTGGCCGCTGACGTTGACGCGGCCGGGGAAGATGGCCGGGCTGGAGTTGGATCCGACGACCGCCTCGCCGCTGTAGCCGCCGGCCACGTTGAGCGTGAGCCCGGTGACGGTGGCGATGGCGGACCCCCCGACGACCAGCAGGCCATTGGCCGCCGCGAGCACGCCCGAGGTAGTGGCCGCCGTCGGGCTGGTGTAATACGCGGCCGTGGCGGCGGTGATGTCCTTGCCCTTGAAGCCGATGTCGATGCCTGCGATGCCGGTGGCCGGCATGTTGAGCGCAATGGTGTCGGCCTTGCAGCCGGTGAAGAGTTCGGATTGCGCAATGTCGGCGTACCAGTGCTCGATGGCGAAGCTGCGGTCGAGGTGGCCGGTGGTCGGCACGTAGGTGGTCTTGCCGGTGGCGGTGGCGGTACAGGAGGCGATCGGCCCTTCGGCCTGCATTGCCGAGCCGTTCATCGTCATCACCGTGGCGATGGTGGCGGTGAGGCCGACGATGTACAGGTTCTTGTTGATGTTGTTGGCATGCAGCGTGCCGACCGACAGGCGGATGCCCATGCCGACCTTGAAGCCGTCGGTGAGCCAGGAGCCGGCGCCGCGTGTGACGGTGTAGGTGGGCCCCGTTCCAGCAATGGTGAGCGACAGGCCGGTGGCCGCAGTGACGGCGGCGAAGTCGCGGCGCAGCGCGGCGGCGATGAAATCCTTGTGCGTGCCGCACGAGAGTTCGCCGCGGATGCTGCCTTCGACGCGCCGGCCGCCGTGGCGGAAGTCGCTGATCTGGTAGTCGGCGCGGATCTCGTTGGACTGGTAGGTATCCTTGACCAGATCGATCGAGGACTCGACGCGGCGCATCAACTGCGCGCCGCTGGCGCCGGGCGCGGTGCCCCAGGCGGATTCTTGCTTGTAGCGCAGCTGCTTGGCGACGCCGGATGCGATGGCCATGACGTTCTCCTACGGGTGGTGTTGCGGAATCAGGGGTTGGTGATGACGGTGAAATCGAACGACTCGTGATAGACCTCCATCGAGTCGTCGTAGAGGCTCGGGCCGCCGTAGGGCCCGATGATCGCGGCCACGCTGATGCCGCCGAAGCTGCCCCATTGGCGCTTGAGCGCGGGGCCGACGGCGTCGAGCACGGCCTTGACTTCGCTGCGCGTGCGGCTGAAGGCGCGCACCTCGATGCGCGCGTCGGTGCCGGACGCGGGGTAGCTGTCGATCGGGCTGCTGGCGATGGTGTTGATCAGCAGCGCCGGGTAGGCGACGTTCTGCGGCAGCCGGCCGGCATAGATGCGCGCGGCCGGCACCAGCGCAGTCACGGGGCCGGCGGCATCGAGCAGGGCCTTGACGGCAAGTTCGACATTCATCGGCGGGCTTCCTTGTCGAGCCGCGCGCGCACGTAGTCGGCGATGGCGCGCAGGGCGTCGTCGGCACTGCCTTCGAAGGCCGGGCGCAGAAACGGCTTGTCGGCCGCGCCGGGGTGATCGACGACCTCCTTGGCGATGCCGGCAAAGAACAGGCTCTTGCGCGCCCTGGGCTTGATCCAGTGGCGGCGGGTGCCGAACTCGACGAGGTGGGCGTACCACGCCTTTTTGTCGCCGGCCTTCAGGAATGCGGAGACGCGGCCCCGCTTCGCGCCGGTGCGCACGCGCAGCGAGGCGCGCAGGTCGCCCGACTTGACCGGCACACGCGCCCGAGCCGCATCGAGGAAGACCTTGCCGCCGGCACGCAGCGCGCCGCGCAGGATGTTGCGCTCGAGCTTGGCGGGCAGCGCCTTGAGCGCGGCATCCAGCTCGCGCCCGCCCTTGATGCCGCGATCGTTCATTGCAGTTCCCGGCACATGAGTTGCAGGAATTCGTGTCGCTCGCGCCAGTCGATCACGGCGGTGATGTCGAACACGCGCCCACCCCATGCCACGCGCATGGCGGTGGTGACACCGGGGCGGTAGCGGATGGTGATGCGTTGCATTTGCTCTGCCTGCACCTGGGCCGCGGCGAAGAACTCGCGACCGGAGAGCGGCTCGACGGCGGCCCATACGGTGGAGACGTCGCTCCAGCCTTCGACGGGGGTGCCGTTGGCGTCCTGCGTGATGCCATGCGACTGCAGGGTGACGCGCTTGTTGAGGCGCCCGGCTTCGAGGCTCATCACGCGGCCGTGTCGCCCTTGACGCGCAGGACGACGTTGTCGAGGTTGTTTGCGGCTGCGGCGGCGCTGATGGTGCGGCGGACCCAGACGGCCTTGTGCTGGCCGGCGGGGATGTTGCCGATGGAGAGCGCCGCGCCTTCGGTGGCCGGCGCGCTGAAGGTGACGCCGCTGGGGGCCGTCGATTCGTTGGCGACGGTCTGCTCGGTGCCGTTGACCGCGCTGGTGCCGAGGCCGATGTCGACCGTGGTGTCGGCGGCTGGGGTGTTGGTCTGCACCCAGATGACGGCGTTTTGCAGCGTGAGCGTGGCGTGCGCGTTGTGGACGTAGAAGCAGCGGTATTCGACATCGCCGGCGCTGCTCTCGGCGCTGGCGACCTGGTCGAACAGGTTGTGCAGGCTGGCGGCGGTGATCTCGGTGCTGCTCTTGGCGCCGCCGAGCGCGGCGTTAGGGTCGCTGTTGGCGGCCCCGCCGGAGAGGCGGAAGTCGATGTCTGCGGATACGATTGGCATGCGGTTCTCCTAGTGGGGCCGGCGCCCGTTGGCGAGGGCGCGCGGCCGGCTGCTGCTGTGCGCTGCGGGACGGGTGTTCGGGTGTTGCGTGCCGTGCGGACGGGCCAGCACGACGACCTGGCCGATGGACCAGCGCAGGTCGGCATCGGCCTGCGCGGCGGCGACGACGGACCAGCGGGCGTCGAGTTCCGATTGCGCGGCGGCGAGGGCCGCCCATCGCGCGTCGAGGTCGGCCTGCGCGGCGTTGAGCAGCGCCCAGCGCGCGTCGAGATCGGCGGCGACGGTGCCGGCCATTTGCCAGCGCAGGTCGGCATCGGCCTGCGCGGCGGCGAGCATGGACCAGCGCAGGTCGATGTCGCTTTGTACGGTGGCGAGGGCGGAGAGCACCTCCCAGCGCAGGTCGGCGTCGGCAGCGATCGACGCGAGGATCGACCAGCGCGCGTCGATGTCCGATTGCGCCGCGTTGAGCAGACCCCAGCGCAGGTCGGCATCCTGCTGCGCCGCGTTGAGCAGCGCCCAGCGCGCATCGAGGTCGGCGGTGACGCTGCCGGCCATTTGCCAGCGCAAGTCGGCATCGGCCTGCGCAGCGGAGAGCATCGCCCATCGGGCGTCAACGTCCGACTGCGCGGCGTTGAGCAGGCCCCAACGCAGGTCGGCATCCTGCTGCGCCGCGTTGAGCAAGGCCCAGCGCGCGTCGAGATCGGCGGCGACGCTGCCGGCCATTTGCCAGCGCAGGTCGGCATCGGCCTGCGCTGCGGCGAGGATCGACCAGCGCGCATCGACATCCGACTGCGCGGCGTTGAGCAGACCCCACCGCAGGTCGGCATCCTGCTGCGCGCTGCCCAGGGCGGACCAGCGGGCGTCGATGTCGGTCTGCGCGGCGGCAAGGCCGGACCAGCGCAGGTCGATATCGGATGTGACGGGGCTGGTGCCGGCCCCCGCCCCGAGCAACAGCCCCAGGTGCGGCAGCGGTGCCGCCTCGCCGCCTTCTGCCAGCCCCTCGAGGAGCAGGAGCGAGGCGCCGTCTTCCAGCAGGAGCCGGTCGGCACCGTTCTCGAGCAGCAGGCTGGACATCAGTAGTCCGTTTCTATGTAAACCTTTGCGACCTCGATGTTGTCGGCAGCCGCCACCGCGCCGTTACGCACTTCGGCCTTGAATGCCATGCCGGTATTGACTGCGGGCAGGTCGGTGGTGTAGCTGGTGTCCAGCACGGTCGCGCCGTTGTGTCGATTGACGATGCGCACGAATATCTCGGTTGCCGCGCCGGGCGGGCAGAAGATGATCATGTCGTAGCCGTGCGTGGTGTTCGACCGTGCCGCGTTGGTTGCGCCGAGATCCACCTTGGTTGCGGTGCCCGTGCCGTCGTTGCGCATCAGGAACCAGTTGCCGGTGCTGGCGTCGGCGGCGTCCCACCCCATGCCGATCATGTTGAGCAGCGCGGACGGCTCGCCGGCGAGCGCGCTGGTTGATGCGCAGAGGCCGATGAACTTCTGGCCGCCGTCGAGGTTGATCTGCGCACCGAACTGCGCGCGGAAGAAGAACCCGCCGTAGCCGGCGGCGTCGCCCCGGAACCACTGCACATAGGCAGTGCGCATGCCCGACGCGTTACCGGCCGTGGTGCTGGTCTGAAACCGCTTGCGCGAGGTGGCCTGCCACGGGTTGGCGGATGCAATGGTCTGCTGCAGCGACATCGTGGCGGCCGTGGTGAGCGTGCCGCCGATGATCGTCGGCGCCGTGGTGCCGCTGGCCGGAGCGACGAGGAAAACGGAATTGCCGTGCAACCCGACCTGCATGACGGTATCGATGCCGCTGGGCCCGATGATCTTGGGCATCATGCGCCCGGCGATGCTCTTGGCGTAGGCGCGCAGCGTGCCGGCCGCCGGGGCGGACGGGTCGGCAATCGACGCCAAGTCCTGGTATCCGCTCTGCGCCGTGTTGGCGAGGTTGGCGGCGACGTAATCGCGCACCTGCGCCGCCGTGGCTGCCTTGGTGGTTGCGGTGCCGTCCGAGCACGGGAATTCTTCGGTGCCGGCAAGCGCCGAGGCGGCCGTGAGGTCGGAAATCTTCGTGTCGGCCACGCTCAGACCTCGATATAGACCAGCGAGCCATCCACGCTGATGGCGGCCGATAGTTCAAGGTTCAACAGCGCGTTCGAGCCGGTTTCGAACCAGCCGGCCGGGTTGTAGGGCAGGACGAAGCCGGTGTTGGCGATCAGGTTCATCTGCCCTGTCAATGCGGTGCCGCCCGCGCCGGACTCGAAGCGCACATTGACTGCGCCGGCCGCGACGAGGAAGGCGGCAACCACGCGGACCTTCTTGCCGGTGACGGCCGCCACCAGCGTGTTGTCGCCGGAGGTTGCGGCATCGATCACGGCGAACTTGGGCGTGACGACCGTTCCGCCCGCCGTCATCTGGCTGGATTCGGCGGATGCCTGCACCGGCATCGGCGCGGCGACGCTGGCGTCGGTGGCGGAACCGTCGGCGCCCCACGAGGGCTTGACGCGCGGGTACTGCACGCCGCCGATGTCGTCAGAGGCGAAGGTGGCGCCGCCGCTGCCCGCGTTGGTGGTGAAGTTATCTGCCACTCAGCCTACTCCCAGCAAGGTTGCGCGCGGTGTGTATCCGCCGGCGATGTCGGATGCGACCCAATCGTCGAACGTGACGGTGGAGGACTCGGCATAGGCGCCCATGCCAGCACGCAGATTGCCGGTGATGTTGGTGTCAGTCGTCGAGCCGCGCGAGTTCGCGCCCTGGAAAATCTCGATCTGGTCGCCGTCGATGACGATCGCGTCGGTGCTCGGCAACGTGATCGAGCCATACAACTCCGACGTGATGATGTCGGTCGAGCTGCCTGCTGTGATGCGCTGGCCATAGTAGTCGCTGATCTCTGGCCGGCTGATCTCCGAGTACATCGTCGATTCCGACGCCGCAAAGCGCCCGACCGGCCCGCGATAGGCGTTTTGTGCCGACGACGACATGATGCTCACCTCGACGCGCATGTCATCGGTCGATAGTACCGATTCACAACGCGCGAAACGCGTGTCCCAATCAGGCGTGTGGCTGCCGACGCCCGAGACGTTCTCCCAGCTACCGGACACCTCGGTCCATGCCTGGTCGCCGCCGAGCGTTGTGCTGGTGCCCGGAAATGTTTCGGTATGCGTCGTGCTCGGCTCGACCGGGTCTTCGCGCGGCAGGTCGGCCGGAACGAAATGATCGACGGCCTGCGCATCCGTGAGCCGGTACTTGCGCAAAACTGTCGTCAGGTACTTGCTGTGCAGCCGCGTGCCGCCGGCCGCGAGCCGGATCGAGCGATACACCTGCTGATGGCGCGCGATGACGCCGGCCCACTCCGGCGAACCGATACCGACGTCGTAGGCACCGACGACCTGTCCGCCGAGCAGCCACTTGATCTTGCCGTCACGGCTGGCAATCCGAGGCGGCGCGCAGCGCGAGCGGTCTAGCTCAGCGTGCGTGGTCATCAGCTCGTGCAGCACGTCGGTGAAGCGCCGCGCCGCGATCGTGCGGCGGTGCTGGAAGGCGCTGCGCATCCGCGTGCGATTGGCCGCCGTCAGCGTCTCGGCCGGGTCGCTGGCCAGTTGCACCCACGGCGCAGGCAGGATGATGTTGTCCGGGCAGACGAAGATGGCCTGCTCCGGCGAGAGCGCACCGATCGCTTCTCCGCCCTGCGGCCCGCGGAAGTCGATCGCCTGCACGGCACCAGGCGGCATGCGCCAGCCGAATACGCCGGCCGGGCTCGGCAGCCCGGTCTTGCTCGAGATGCGTTCGGACCAGACGAAGGGCCCGAGATAGAGCCGCATCAGACGCGCCCCCACCATTGGCGTGCGCGGTCGAGCAGGCGCGCGGCGTGCGGCAGCAGGTCGCGCGGCTTGTCGCTGCCGGCTTCGCGCTGGGCATACCACTCGGCGATGTGGAGCAGCATCCAGGCCTTGACGGCAGCGGGCACGGCGGCGGCGAGGCCGTAGCCGGCGACGAAGCGCACGCGCACGGCGTTGGCATAGTCGCCCGCGGCGGGCCAGTCGGTACCGGCGGCGGGGAGCACCCAGCCCGGGCCAGCGACGGCATCGAGCGTGTAGGCGGTATTGACGAGCGTTTGCTCGGTGCCGGCGGCGTCGAGGTACTTGACGCTGACGAGGCTTTGCACCGGCGGCATGCCGAGTTCGAGGGCACCGCCGGCGGCCGGGAAGGCATCGAGCGTGCGCTCCCAGGTTTGCGTGATGAGCGCCCCGCCGATCTCGTGCTCGGCCTGCTCGCGCACGGCGCTGATGAGCGCGCTGATGAGCGCGTCATCGGCCGTGAGGTCGGCGTCGACCTTGCACTGGAGCTTGGCCTCGGCGAGCGTGACCGGCTCGACCGACGGCGCGGTGATCAGGGTGAGGGGCATGGGGCGCTCGGGGTTGCGGGGTTAGGCGGCGGCCTTGTTTTCGGCTACCTGGGCGGCGGCATCCTTGTTTTCCGGGGCGCTGCCCTTGGCTTTTTCGGCCCACTTTTCCGCGACGGCGACGGCCGCGAACTCATCGTCATCGGTTTCGACGATGTCGCCCTTGACGTAGTCCTTGCGGTCGTAACCGCGATGGAAGTAAGGGAAGTCCTGCAGTATCTTGAGCTTGTGCATCGCGTTTGCTCCTGTGAAAAGGCCCGGCGGGCGCGATGCCGGCCGGGCCTTGCGGGTTGCGAGGTGGATCAGGAGGCGGCGATCTTGAGCAGCTTGATCGCCTGGGTGTTGCGCAGCTTGCCGCCCACGCGCCGGCGCACGTAGAACTTGACGAAGCCGGGGCTGGTGATCTCGTCGCGCGTCATGCGCATGCCGACGCGATCGGCGATGAGGTAGCCCTCCTTGAAGTCGCCGAAGGCCAACGGGAAGGCCCCGGCGCCAACAGCGGGCATGTCTTCGGCTTCGACGATCGGGTAGCCCATGAAGGTGGAGGGTTCACCGGCGACGAGCGATGGCTGCCAGAGGTAGTTGTTCGTCGTGTCCTTGTACTTGCGCAGGGCGGCGACGAGCAGCTTGCTGGTGACCCACCGGGCGTTGGCGCGATACCGGGCGCGCAGCGCATAGATCAAGTCGTAAAAGGTGTCGGCGCTGGTCGGCATGGCCGCGGCCTGCAACGACGGGATGTACTGCAGCGTGCCGAAGGCGCGGCTGGAGTCGGCGGTGGCCAGCGGGGCCGGTCCGGCGAGGAAGCCGGTGGGCTTCTTGGTGCCGTTTCCGGAGACGAACGCCGCGCCTTCGCCCTGGGCAATCGCTTCGGACGCCGATTCGATGAGCCAGTTCTCGACGTCGAAGAAGAGGTCGTCAAGCGATTCTTCGGAGGCTTGCGGCTTGGCGCTGCCCATGCCGAAGGTGGGTGCCACCTCCGCCAGGTCCGGCGTGTTGGTCTGGTTGCGGGGGTCGGTTTCACCCACCCACTCGAACGCGGCACCGCCCACATCGATCAGCTCTTTGTAGTCCGGGCTACCGACCGTGCGCACCGTGGCGATCTGGCGGATCGGGCCGATGTCCAGCGACAGGCGTGCGATCTGGCGCTCGATGACTTCGGGCAGGGCGAAGCCGCCGGCAGCACCGGTTGTCGTGGCGGTCTGCGACGCGCGGGTTTCGAAGCCATCGTCATCGCCGAATGCCTTGGCTTCGACGCGGCGCAGATCCTTGGCGCGCTGCTGCAATAACGAACGCCGATCGAGGTCGTCCGGGCTGCGCACCCAGCTCAGGAAAGCGCTCTTGTACGCTTCGGCCTCCGGCGAGACGCGGTCGTCGCGGCTGCCGCCCTGCGCGCCGGGGCGCGCGAGCTTGGTCTCGGCTTTCTCGAGGCGCGACTTGACGTCTTCAAGGGTGCCGATGTGTTCGTCTATTCTGGCAAGTTTGGCTTCGAAGTCGGCTGTGGATTTGCCGGCCTTGATGGCCTCGATGCGGGCGTCGTTGGTCTTCTTGTACTCGTCGAACGCGGTGGCGATCTTGTCGAGGGCTTCGCCGACGGACTTGATGCTCGGGTCGTCGCGGGTTTCGAACACGCCGACACAGACGCCGAGGGCAGCCAGCTTGACTAGGTAGGCGGCGTGGTGCCGCTGCATTGCGGTTTTGATCATGATTGGCTTCCTTGAGGGGATGTGAGGGAACTGAGCAGCCGGCTGGCTGCCTTCATTGCCACGGCGGCAGAATCGGCGGACTCTCTCCGCGCTTCTCCCATCCGCATGACGCGCGAGACGAAGGCCGTCGCGTCGGTTTTGCTGAACCCGGCATCGCGCAGGGCTTTTTCGGCATCCTTGGGGGTGGCGATGTCACCCGATTTGACGCTGGTGACGCGCGCCTTTTGATTGGCCGGGAAGGTGACGATGCTGACTTCCCAGAGGTCGACTTCGATGAGTGTGCGCACTTCGCTGTCGCGGTCGTAGGCCCATTGCTTGCTGACGAAGCCGATGGACAGCCCGTTGAGTGCGCCCATCTTGAGCAGGGTATGGGCCTGTTTGCCGCGCACGGTGTCGAGCGCGAGGCGGCCCTTGATGCGCAGGCCGCTGGCATCTTCGACCATGGATTCCCACACGCCGATGGGCTCGTGCGAATCGTGCTGCCAGAGCATGGCCGGCATGGTGCCGGCGGCTTTGTGGGCGGCGAGCGACGCGGCGAAGGCGCCGGCGGCGATCACGTCGTCATAGTTGTCGCGGACGCCGAACACCGATCCGTAGCCTTCGACGGCGCCGTCTTCGGACGCCTTGACGGTGAGGGCGTAGGTACGGACCTCGCGGCCGCCCCCTGCGTCGCGGTGTTCAATCGTTTGCGGGCGGGTCGGTTTCGTCGCCATTGTCAGCTCCTTGCTTGCCGTTGCTCATGTTCATGGGGGTCAGGGGTTCGTCGAGACCCGGGAGCGGGTCTTTGCCTTCTTCGTCGCGGATCTCGTTGCGGGTGTAGATACCCATTTCGGCCATGGTGCGCGCCCATTGCGCGCGGTCCTTCATCGATCCGGCCATGAGGTAGCGCACGTCGAACTCGGCGAAGAGCGGACCGGCGCCATCGAGCAGCATTTCGTCGATGCGCTGCGTCCAGGCGCGATGCCACGGCGCGAGGGTGTGCTTGACGTGGGCCGCGAAGAAGGCTTCGGAGCTGGCGAAGGTGGCCGACTTGTCGGAGTGCCCGACCATGATGGGGAACACGCCGTAGGCGCGGCAGATTTCCTCGACCTGCAGGCGGCGGGTCTCGACGGCCTGGGCGTCGACCCCATTGACGGCGAGGCTTTGCCATTTGGCATTGCGATCGAGCACGAGCGGCTCGCTGTGCCGGGCGGCACCGGCCTTGGTTTTTAGCCAGGCGGTGAGGCGATCATGCTGCTCGGTGCTGAGCGTGCCTTCGACGGAATAGACGCCGCTCGGACGCATGCCGTTTTCGTGCATGGCGGCCTGGCTTTTTTCGGTGGCGATGGCCAGGCCGATGGCGGAGCGCGCCAGATACACGGCGTTCATGCTGGCGAGCCAGTCCCACTGCACGCCATTGATGACGAAGACATCATCCGGCGAGAATTCGCCGATGAGGCCGAAGTCATCCCAGCAGCGGTAACGGACCTCATAACGCGCAATACGGCGCACGTCCCAGCGGCCAGGCATGACGGGGATCAGCTCGCGAACGCGCCGGTTGTCGCCGCGCACCTTGATCGACAGGCCGCTGCCGGTGAGCGCGGCATGGATGGTCATCTGCCGGCGCCATTCGAACGAGGTTTGCCATTCGTTCGGCCGGCGCTCGAGCAGGCGGTATTCCGGGATATTGCTGGCGCGCTCGCGCCGGCCTTCGGCGACCTCGCGGAAGACGCGCAGGGCGGGTGTGGCGCAGCCGTCGGCAATGACCTTGACGCAGGCGAGCACGGTGGCGACCTGGAGCGCAGTTTTGTCGGTGACGGCAACGCCCGCGATGGTGCCGCCGCTGGCGCCGTCGATCAGGGCAGCGACCTGGTCGTAGGTGAGCTGGGCCGACTTGCGCCCGAAGAGCCGGTCGAGGAATTTCATGCGGCTTGGGTTTCCCAGAATGAGGGGCCTTCGGACCCATACGCGGCGAGCAGCCGCGCCTTGGCGACGATGGTGGCGATGGCGGCGTCGATCTTGTTCTGCGCCCGCGATTTGCGCGGGAAGATGTTTTCGTTGCGGTCTTCCTTGACTTCGACGTTGCTCATTTGCCAGACGAAGCATGGGTTGCCGTCGTGGTGGAAGCGCCCGGCGTCGACTTCGGCGGCGATGATTTTCATGGGCTCGCTGAGGTAGCGGACTTGCTGCGGGATGTCGACGACGGTGAAGCCTTCGCGTTCGAAGTTGGCGCCCATTTGTTGCCCACCCCAGGGGTCTTTGGCGATTTCGCCGATGACGACGATTTCGGCGGCGGCGAAGACGTCTTCCTGGATTTGCTCCAGGTCGATCATGTTGCCGGGGGTGACGATGAGGTGGCCGCTGTGGATCCAGGCTTGGTAGTGGGCGTTTTCTGGTTTGTCGGCGGCGGCTTGCGGGACGTAGTTGCGCGTGATGACGTAGGTGTGGCGTTCGCCGCCTTCGATGCGCTCGAAGGCGAAGGCGGCGCTGGCGATGTCGGTTTTGCTGGCGAGGTCGAGCCCGACGATGCAGCGTTCGCCGGCGAAGGTTTCGAGCTTGAGCCGGGCGTCGCCGGCTTGCTGGAGTTTGTGCAGGTTGAGCCAGGGCGATGCGGCGGCGACCCAGACGTTGAGGTGTTTGGTGAGGAAGGTGTTTTGTTTGCGCGGGTCGGCGATGGCGTCGCGCTGCTGTTGGGCGAGGAACTCGCCGTCGATCGAGACGCCAAACAGCGGGTTGGCTTTGCGCAGGGCGGCTTCGGTGGTCCAGTCGTCGCCGGCGTCGACGCCGAAGATGATGCCGAAGCGCTGGTCGTTGTCGACCACGCCTTCGAGGATTTTTTGCAGCTCGATCTGGTGCAGGTAGCAGGGGCCGGCGATGTCGGCGCCGGCGGTGGTGATGACGAGGAGCAGCGGCTGGGAGCGGGCGCCCATGCCGGTTTTCATGGTCTCGTACAGTTCGTCGGTTTTGTGTTCGTGGTATTCGTCGACGATGGCGCAGGAGGGGCTGGCGCCGTCGCCGGGTTTGCCGATGACGGGCTCGAATTTGGAGTTGGTGTGCGCGATGCTGATGTTGCTGGCGTTGACGGTGATGCCGTAGGCATCGACGAAGGCCGTGGTGGCGATGGCCATTAGCCGCGCCGGGCGGAATACTTCCATGGCCTGGTCTTGCGAGGTGGCGCCGGAGTAGACTTCGGCGCCGAATTCGCCGTCGGCCGAGAGCATGTAGTTGCCGATGACGCTGGCGAGGGTGCTCTTGGCGTTTTTGCGCGGGATGTAAATGTCAGCGACGCGGAAGCGGCGCTTGCCGGTGTCGCGACGGATCCAGCCAAAGATGCTGGCGAGGATGAAGACTTGCGCGGGGTGGAGCTTGATGCGCTGGCCGCGCGCGGCCCAGTCGCCTTTGATGTGCGGCATCAGCTCGGCGAATTTGCAGATGCGTTCGGCAGGCCGGTATTGCTTGCCGGCGGCGTCGGTGAGTTCCGGGTTGTATTCGTAGGGGAACTGGCCGACGGCGGCGCGCACGAGGTCGTCGAGGTGGCGCTTGCAGGCGAGGTGATGCCACTTGCATGACGGAAGACGGCCCTCTACCACGTCGCGCGCGTATTGCGTGGCGACGTCGGCAAAGTGCATGGCGGTCATAGCGTGGAGAAGTCGCTTGCGGCGGCAGGTTTGTCGAAGAGTTCGCCCTGGCGGTTGTCGCTGGACTTGACCTTGGAGCGCGAGCTGGGCGACATGCCGAAGCTCGCGAGGTAGCGGTCGCAGTCTTGTTGCAGCTTGGAGACGATGCGCAGCAGGGCCGATTCGCGCATGAAGCCGGTGGGCGTGCACTGGATGAAGACGGCCTCGGCTTCGTCTTCTCCGGCGGTGATTGCCGCCTGACGCTTGCGCTCGAGCGCCTGCTCGGCGAGCACGAGGCGCCCCCAGGTCTGGCAGTAGATGGCGAGCGCCGCACGATCGAGACGACTGACGAGGCCCAGCTCATCAAGCTCGACGGTGATGCGTCGCCATTCCTTGCGTGCTTCCTTCGACAGGTGCCGGGGAGCGTCGGGTACCGCGACCTCGGGCTGCACGCCGTCGTG